TTGTGTTCCAGTAGTTGCCGTCGTTGACCTGCTTTGCAGACATCATCTTTTCGAATGTTTCACGAGAAGATGCCAGAGGAGCTGGGGCAGTCATTGCCGGATCGGCCGGCTTTGTAGTGTAACGAAAATAATCAGTCATCAATCACCCGCAAATTTGTCTTTCAATATCTTGCGACACTTAAACATGTCATAATGAAAGAATGGTTTGTACTTACATAACTTTTTATATATGCTCGGCCAAAGAATACTATCATCAATCTTCTTATTCCAGTGTCCAAAGAAACCAAGAATATCGTTTAGGATAATAATAGTCTCGATCGAGATCTCTCTACGTAAGTATTGCTTTAGTAGATATGGATGTTGTCCATTCTTTACAATAACATTATCGTCAAAATTTGTACACAGTTTATTTAAGTCTTGCTCAAAAATATAAGTCAAAGACTGTTGCCTCTTCAGCCAATCTGCGTATACCTGTTCGGACTTATCATCGAACAGATCGCCGATCCACTTTAGATCACCATCAACAAAGTTGGCAACCAGGTACTGCAGTGGATTCTTATGCTTGGAGAGTCTATAGAACTGGTACTTGTCCTTGCGCGTCTCAAAACTCGATGCACTGGCAGTCACCTTACCATTGTATTTTACGTAGTCATAATTGTCTGTGGTGAAGTGGCTCTTGACAGCAAGGAAAGTCTTGTAAGACTCAAATGGTGTCATACAGGCAACCGCGCAGACTTAGGAAGGTAGTTCAGATCTTCGGCAGCAGCCTGAATCTTTGATCGGATCTTAATATTATTCTTGATAATCGAGGCAGCAGCTTCGATCTCAATGTTATTCTTTTCACAAAGGTGGACGACGGCATCCATATAGTCTAGATTATACTTTGCCACCAATCTTTCAATTTCCCTAATAAACTTATCGTTTGACATAGTCTTTTGCAGAATAACGTCGTCCACCATAATCAATTATCCTCGATAAAAAATGTGAGCACCAATTTTAGCAGTGCGATCAAAAACTCTACCCCATGACGGACTTACATAGTCGGCATGATAGAACTTTGCACCTCTTGTTACGTCTCCGTAATTTCCTAGGTACACATGTTCAGCGATTTCTTTGGCCTTGCGATACGCGGCCCAATCGCCAATTCGCTTTCCTCCCTCACACTTCCATGAAAACTGGCATACGCCTCTGGCCTTTTGATTAATGACCGCGCATGGTGTTTTTGGGAATCGCTTGTCTTTTACGCGGTTCAACACGACGTTGTTCACCGCAATTCTACCTTTATAGGGTTCATGGCCTGCTTCAAAATATGTATTCTCGGCCATGCATTGGATTTGTTGTTTATCGTAAGCACTGAGGTAAACAGGCTTCTTTACGATCTTTTCCTTTTCTATTACTTGAACTTCGGGAACCTTAATCACCTTGACCTCTGGTTCTTTCTGAGGAGTTGCAAGAGCTACACCAGTAACTGCAATAACACCTAGAAAAAAACCTTCGCCCCAACGTAGATAAGGAAAGTCCTTTCTGTTTTCGAATAGTTTCATTGTATCCTCTAATCTTAAATGATCCTGGCAACCAGAGACTGCTTCGAAGGCATCTCAGCCTAACAGTTTGTCCGTCGCTATGAGAAGATACAAAATGAAATAACGAAGGTATCTTCCATCCATTTCCCTCTTACTGGAAATGCAAAATCATTATGGTTTCGTCGGTAGTATCTTAAAGATACTGCTTTCTAGCCCTAAGACTTGAAGCTTTTGTAAGAGTCAATGGAGGTGTCAACCTCCGTCGCGATATAATATTTATACCATTAAGTTGCCGGATTCTGTTTCGAGGCTCCGGCGGGCCCAATGCTAGCCTCAAGCGGCTAGAGCAAAGGCAACGTCATTATCGTTTGCGTTTACGTTTAGTGGCAACTTTGCCAAGCAATCAGTCTCGAACCGCCTTATTCTGCGTGCATCGATTCCCAGTAACACCCCCATCAACTACACTGCCCGTAACGTCCGCGGTCTATATCTTGTCAATTCAAGACCACAGTGTAGATGGTGGAGGTGGGGGGATTCGAACCCCCGTCTACTCCGCTTTTATTGTTGATTGTCAACAACTGATAATCTATATATACATCAATTTGTTTTTAATGTACACAGTTATTTGCACCAAGATTGCTTTGCATCACCAAAATATTCACGAGCAAAGCCATTTGCAATCAGTTGAGCACGAAGACTCTTGCCATCAAGCATCATATCGCCAAGAATACGGCCGCCATATTTGTCCCAATCGTACACGACATATTGGACTTTCTTTGCCTTTGCTACTAGATCCTTTGTAAAGGCGCTAGCCGCCTGTCCCTTTGCGTCTTCTGCTGGACATTGGGCACGATGGCCTTTTTCTGGAGTATCCACGCCATAGATGCGAACTGAAATCACAGGCTTAATTGGAGCAGGAACCCATGGCGCTTCAACCTGCACAGTGTCACCATCAGCAATCTTAATTACCTTGGCGTCATATGTAACACCAACTGGAGTCTTTTGTGCAGTAACTGGAACAGCTAGCGCAAAAAACGCCAGGGCAATAAACTTCTTCATGGATATCCTTAATTGCAGCGAGTCTGCCAGTAGATATAACGCTCGCCACGATACCATTCAGTTACCTGTTCACGAACGCAATAACGGCGATCGTAGCGGTTATCAGGCGGATAGTAGCGATTGTCGTATTCTCGATCATGACGATCTTCAGAAGCAATGGCACCTACAACGATTCCACCGATAATTGCTCCACAGAGCCATCCACAACCACCACGGTCTCTACGACGTTCATGCTGACTATAGTCTCTGTCTCTACTGCGATCGCGATGATCAGCAAGAGCTGGAGTGGTGATTAGCATGCTAGCTACGAGGGCTGATGCAATAAGCTTCTTCATATTAGAACCTTTCATCAATTTCGGCAAACATCACGCGTTTTCGTGGATCACCTGGCGTGATACACCGGGTGAGTCTAAGAGCTTCATTATAATTCTTCGTATGAAACTTCACCGGAAAGAGAATCTCTTCATCCTCGGTTTCCAGAAGCATGCCTACGAAGTAAGTACCATTTTCTTCTTGCATGCAATTATTTATTCGCAGTAGATTTTACCTTTACATAACTAATCGTGTCGTAACCCTTGTATTCTCCAGCCCATTGACTGCGAGGACGTTCTTTGAAACCAATCTTATCGAAATTATCTTCGAAAAACTTAGCAGCGATCCCACTAAGCTCATATTCGTTTTCAGCCTGTAGCTGAAATGAGTCTGAGCGCCATTCCTTATTAAAGGTGACCTTATAAGTCTTAAGCCTCTTCGCTCTCTTGGCCTCATTCTTGATCATCTCTTTGGTACTACCTTTACGGTTATTCAGGATCTGATTGAACCGATGTTCAGCAACAGATGCAAGAGGTCCCCAGGATTCTGGGGACCGGTTCTTAATATCAAACAGCATCGGCAAACTCCACTGCAGTCTCGAGAGCCTTAGTCTTGAGGTTCTTGTTAGCACCGTACCAAGCCGAGGCAAGACGCGTATCAGCGCTGCGACCGATCATGTGGTCGGTCATGAAGGTAACGGCGTTGAACGCCTGCCACCAGCTGCCTTCAGCAAACTCAGCGCCGGGCTGCTGATCCATGATCTCGAGAGCAATTTCAGCGTTCTTGCTGAGTTCCTTCTTAGAACCAGAAACCGGGAAAATGCGAGTGAAGTAGTCAACAATCGACTCGTCGTTATAACGCTTTGAACCGAGGTAAGCAGCCATTTCCTTGTACTTGGCAAGCTTTTCCTTGGCAACACCAAGAGTTTCCTTGACCAGCTCAGCATCAAACTCACGACGGTGGCTGACCTTGACGATCTTGCTCGACTGAGTATTTAGCGACAGAGTCAGAGTGTTGTTGCAAACCACACGGATCGGGGTGAAGCGAACGTCGATCGACCAGCCATACTTGTGCGGATTCGTGAAGAGGAGGTAGGATTCAACGGTATCACCATTGAACAGCTCGAAGCTTTCCTTGACCTTCGCAAGGGCCCAGACAAGCTGGCCGTCGCGAAGCGAACCAGCAGTGTGCATTTCCATTTCACCGGCAGCAACGAAGTCGTTGAAGAACTCGAAAGCCTTTTCATTCTGGTTCGGAATCCAGTCATTCGTGATCACGTCGAGAACCTTATTGTCGACGTCACGAACCAGAGCCGAGCGGCCGATGTCGACCTGCTTACCACCGATTTCGGCAAAGGCAGGAATCGGAGTGACGGTCCAGTCAAGACCAGCAGCCTTGAGCATCTGATCCGGAGTCACATCGGCCGGAACCTGAGTGCCGAGGCCATGCCACGGGGTTTCACCAGCATAAGCCATCGAAGCCTTGCCATCGAGGAATTCAATCATATGTGCCATAATATAGTTTCCTTTTCAATTCAGATTACATGGATTCAGCAAGATCTGCCGCCGAGTAACGACGGTCAAAATCGATTAGCCAGTCGCGTTCAGCAGACGGAGGACCAAAGAGGATCGCACCGGTTTCAGACTGATCGATGTTGTTAGCAGCCAGCCAGTTGCGATATTCGTTGAGAAGTTCGTTGGTAGTCATGATAATCTCCGTTTTGATATTCTCAGTATAGTCTATTTTCGAAATAATGTACACAACTTTTTTAAAAAAATTATGCGGGGAGAGTTTGCTGAACTTCCCACATGGTGCAGATGAGGAACACAAAGGCACCGAAAGCGAGCGAGTAAAGAATGTCAGTCCGAGTCATGTTCATCTCCATTCGTTATTATTCACTCTACGATATTTTCGAAATTATGTACACAGTTATTTTCAAAAAAACGCATTAATATGCATTTAGGCCATGAGAAAATTCAAAACCGATCTCTTCAAGAGCTTCTGGACTTGCTGTCTCAAAGAACTCTTCAGGATAACCGATGCAGTCCTCGGCTGGTGCAGCGAATACCCTGTGTCCGATCTGGACAATCACAAGACCGCTAGCAACGCTGTACTCTACGTGGTTCATGCCTTCTCCATATATTCAACCATGCGTTCGATGATCTTCTCAAAGTCATCATCCGGATGCAATGCATCATCTACACAAATATCATTGTAGAGGTCGGTCATAGTATCACGGATCTCTACGCCATAAGCGCCACAGATGGCTTCATAGATATAGGCGTGAGGATCATCCTGAGCAAGGATATATTCATACAACCGAGTCATTACACTTCCTCCACAAAACCATGCGCCGCAGCATGATATTCCACGAGCTCTCGAGCTTCAGGAACACGAGAAATAATATCCTCCATCATACTCTCGAGGTATCCGAGTTTAAACGCAATATTAGCCGATTCAGAAGCTCCAAGTTCCTTAGCAATGTGATCGATAAGCTTTGCAATATACATTCTTACATCTCCATCATAAGTTCATGAGCATGACGCTCGGCAACAGCATTGTAGTTGGTACAGTCGCGGAAGATCACCTTAAACTCCATCATCTCGAGAGCAGGTTCGGCGAGACGAACAATCGAATACTTCGTCGGCGACTTTTCGTTGTAGTACTCGATGTAGATCCAGTCGATCAGGTCACCGGCGGCATTCCAGTCCTTCATGATCTTGACGACCTCACCGCGGATGGTACCAGCGGCCGATTCGTAGCGGACGCGATCGCCGATGAGGATGGTCTTAGGAGCAGTCATGATCAATTCCTTTTTCACTGTTGATATAATCATTCTACAGTATTTTGGATATTATGTACACAGTTATTTTGAAAAATTAGAGATAATTTTCGGTTTTAAATTGGAGGAGAATTTCGGGAGTGGTGAAAGTGATGGTGATAGTAGGAAGATTGTTGTTAGGATTGTTGGTATAGTTGATGTTGGTGATGTGGGGATAGTAAGGAGTGAGAGTGGTGAAAATGTTGTGGTTATAGTCGAAATCGAAGGTGATAGTGTTGGACATGTTTTTTCTCCTTAGCTTACTTTACCACCCTACATAGTTTTCAAAATTTTGTACATAAAAAAACGCACTCCAGAAATCCAGAGTGCGTTTTAGTTTTCAATGTAAAGAATGACTTAGTATGCTGTGTCGAAAAAGAACGTCTGGAACAATCTACCGTCTTCGAAAGTAGATCCAAAATAATCTACAGATGCGTGGAACAGATTGCCACGGTAGAGAATGATCCTGTTATAGACGTTGCCAATCCGATCTATCTCTTCCCACTTGGTATAGTCATATGCCTCGTAGTCTGAGTCTACCTTTTCTCGGTTTCCTGTGGCCTTGTGACGATATAAGGCTGTACCACCACTTGCTGGTGCATTCGGCGTAAGATAGCATACACCAGCCCATGTATTGAAGCTATCAGCATGGATCCAGGTTCTATCCTGCGCCGTACACAACTGGAACGCACCGGTGTACCCAGACTCTTCATGCCAATTTGTCACTGGTCCTGCAGCTGCAACCAAATGACTAATGGCATTTTTGATAGAGTCGTTCAGCATCGGAGCCGTTCTTACACCAGGATAGTTTCCTTTGAAGTTAAAAGGAAGGTTCAAAGCCATGGCTCGAACGGCATCAGGATCGTCGTAGAAGTTTTCGGCAATGACTAGATTGAGTTTCATGCATACAACCTATGATACGATTTAACAAGGTCTGCAGCTTTTTCGATGTAGTTCGATGGCCGCTCGACAAAGACCTGAGCATCTATTTCATCGTCAACACCGATCATGATTACGATATCCTTGGCTGAGATACCAGTCATTTCCCAGAGCATATATGCGTACAGACTTGCCTGTAGGAAGTATCCTTCAATCCAATCCTTCCTCTTACGCTTGGTTGATGTCTTATAGTCAATAATCGAAAGCCGTCCATCGTAGTTAGCAATCAAATCGCATGTACCAGCAATCTTAAGATGATGACTAAAGAGTGTGCATTCAGTAGCACGGATCATATCAACCTTTTCGTCAAGGACCATTTTGAGTTGACGAAACATAAACATGTTGTACGGCATAGAGGTATCAACCTCCTCGCCAAGAATGTACTTTTCACACATTGTATGGATGTTAGTACCGCGTGAAGCAGCTCGAGCCGAAACTCGAGCTGCTTCTTCCTCCCCAACTCTTTTTTTCCATTCGTTGAGTGCAGTCTTATCAGTCATCTTACCAAGTACGGTAGTTACTGATGGATAGCGTTCTCCTGTCGGAGTCTCATAAAGCCGAGTTTCACCATCAATACGATTAAGTTGAGCGAACTCAATCAGATCGTGTTGAAAGTCTTTACGGTTGTAGTCCAAGCTTCTGGCGAGCAATG